AGTCCATACACGTGTTTCGAGACGTGTAACTCGCGAGAGAATGGTAACTGCTGATAAAACCACTGGTTCAGTAGTTCTACTTGCACCTCACCTTGAGGATTTCGAATCGTTTGTGGCGTGTTTAGAGCGGCTCTACGGCTGCTCTCTTACACGGCCTCAATTCGAGACTCCGAAACAGATAAAATCGTTCTGTACGGGACTGATTGAAGGTGAGAAGAATCATTTGTGGAAGGCTGATATCTGTGGCCTTTCTGCGCAATCCAGGTTCGGGATTGCGCACTCTTTGTTCCTTTTTAGGAAGACGTTACCGGGGGAGAAACCTCAGGTTGACGCTTATGTTCGTAAGTTGTGTACTCCTCAGAGTGCACCCGATGAAGAATTCAAATCTTTTGCTTTGAGTTTGACAAGAAAGCTGTTCCGCCACGGGTGGGATCGTACTTACTTAGATCATGCGTTAACAAATACCTTTTCCAACTCATCTTCGGCTGAGTCTGGACGAAAGGCAGGTGGTGGTCGAGGTCTAGATTCGCAATCTAGAGAGCAGAGGTCCGAATTTACGACGTACGTCATTAATTCGGTTGCTCCTCGACACCGTGGGGTTTCTCGAGTACAGGCTATAGACACGGGTGGAAAGTGGAGGATCATTTCAATCCCGCCTCGGGTTGACAATGCTCTCCGTCCGCTTCACAAAGCCATGTACTCTCACCTTTCCCGTTTCGACTGGTTGCTTCGCGGAGATGCGAAAGCTGCACGATTCAAAGATTTCTCTCCAGTGGAGGGAGAGGTCTTTGTAAGTGGCGATTACGAAAGCGCCACTGACAATTTAAATGCAGATCTCCAGAAGTCAATCCTGTCGGAGTTGCTAGAGCGATCGTACTCCGTTCCACAGGGGATACGCGAGCACGCTCTTTCCGTGTATAGCTCTCGTCTAGGCTATGACGGAACCAACGAGCTGTTTGTACAGCAGCGTGGGCAACTCATGGGACAGCTTACATCTTTTCCTCTTCTTTGCCTGGTAAACTACATTACGTTTCGGTATTCGATTCGTCGGGACGTTCCCGTGCGTATCAATGGCGACGATATCGTTTTTCGTGCGACGCCTGCCGAGGTCTCTCGGTGGGAGCGTAATGTGGCTAAGGGCGGTCTGACTTTGAGTAAGGGTAAAACGTTGGTGCACTCACGTGCATTCACCCTTAACTCGACTCCTTTCTGGTCCCACCGGTCCGGTGGTGCCAGGCTTGTAGGATTCGTGCGGAGCTCCGCACTTTTCCCGAAGGGGCCTTTGTCAGAGCAGATCGAATCGTTGAATGGTCGTTTTTATTCAGCGTGCTCTGGTTACGGGGGTAGGAGACGGAGTGTGGTTCGCACTCTGTTTCTCCGCCGCAATCAGAAACCTATTCATGCGAGTAGGCGATCTGTAACAAGAGGATTAGGTATGGCTGCCGGCGAGCAGGAAATCAAAGGCGCCGGTCTTTGGTTTAGAGAACTCTACTACCTTGAACAAGTAGAAGAGCCTCTTTTGCCTTCCCTTGATGGGAGGGTGCCTGTTCGAGGTTGGAAACAAGTTCCAAAGGCTTGGTTGGCGAAGGAGTCGCACAAGTCTTGGGAGCAGCGTTGGGCTGCTGCGTGTGTTTATCACGCTTGGTTTTCTGACTTTACGCTTTCCTCCTTCTCAGAGGACACTAAAATGTCTAAGATTCGTGAGGGTGTCCCACCCTACGGCCTGGGTTCTCTTATCAGTTCTCGGGTGAGGGTTATGCTTCGCATGACCCGATCTATGATATGGAAGTGGGTGAATCTCAGAAGGAACGCGTCCGTTTTTGGTCGCGTTAGAGGGATGAAGAGCCAAATGATTTGGGTGGAAGTGAACGAACTGCCGAAGAGGAGTTCGTTACAGTTCGTCAAGGGGACAATCTAGTGTAAACCGATTGTTCCACATCATCTGCTAGACCACCTGTTACGGGTGCGGATAGTCGAGTATCGGGCCTTTGGTTCAACCGAGAAAGGCGTGTCGTCTAGTTGCCGACTGCGCGGGTGTCCGAAAGGAGCCCGTAGTAAGTGTGACGTAGGGAAGGAACAGAGGGTTGCCAGGAACGGTAACTTACTCGTTAGCCCTACGATCGTGATGTGGGTTACGCGACGGGAGAGAAGCGATTTCATCATTGGCGGTGTGGATGCAAGTCCAAGTAGACATTAACCGGGAGCGGTCAGAGGTCTCCGAATTGGACTCACTTTCGTGAGGTAGCCATGTGTAGGAACAAAGCTCTGGATCACGAATTGACGTGATAACTTGTGTCGAGAGGGGTAGCTTGTGTACGCACCGTCGCATGGTGATGGATTGTCCATACCATTAGCTATGGTGCTAAACAGCTGGTGCTGTCTCCCTCATTACACGAGGAGTTACGGGGAAACTTGGTTTGAAGTTCGATTCTTCATT